AGCCCGGGCTTGACGTGGACAACGTGGAGCCGAGGTAGGACGAGTAACCACCGTTGGTTGACGCCTCAGAAATGAGACCGTCGTAACCGGCGATGGTGGAACTCGACGCGCCAGAGATCAACGTACCGCCAAGCGTGTAGGCAGGGTTGGATCCGTTGTCGGCAGATGTCGATGGCGTGGTGCCCGTGTAGACGGTGAACTTCGCCGGGGAGATTCCACCCTGCAAAGTAGACGTACCTACGTACCAGGTCGGCGTTCCCGCAATCTCAACGAACGTCGAGATCGAAACAGTACCGGCAGGAACCGCACCGGTGAAGGTGAGGTCAACGCCGTGTCCGGTCGTCAGGGTCGAAAGACCCGTCGCCGTGATCGCCTTTGAACCACCGAAGCCAGTGTTGAACACCACGAGAACGGTTGTGACCGTTCCGCCGGTGATTCCCGAACCTGAGGTGATGGTGGACGAAGAGGCCGCCGTAGCCGAGATACCCGAGACACCGAGCGAGGTCGAGCGCGACATAAGAAGCGCCTTCTCTTCGCCAAGCATGTGGGCGTTCAACAGTGCAAGCGCACTCTCAGCCTGTGGGTCGCTCCAGCCGTTCGCCGCGTAGATCAGGCGGAGCGCAACTTCGTCGCTCCAACCCATTTCCACAAACGGGAGGAAGGTCGCGTCACCGGTGTAGGTGATGTTCGGCGGACGGTTCAGCGTCGTTCCGTTGACCGTGATCGTGTTCGAGGTCGAAACGAAGAACGGACTGGTGTTGACGTTGTAGGCCGAGTTCGTCACCGACGTAATGCGGCGGAATTCGAAACCAGGACCGGCCTTAGTCTCGCGAGCTGCCGAGTTGCGAAGTGTCAAGTCCTTCGGGTACAGGTGGATCAACGCTGATTCCAGCGAGTACGGGGTAAGACCCGAGTACTGGATGGCGGTGTTGGACACCGGCGTTGCGAGGTCCCACTCCTTCACCGTGTCAGGCGTTACGGCCTTACCCGATGAGGTGATTTCCGCCAGCATTTGCTGTTGGCGAGGGTTGATGACGCCAGCACCGGGTACGAACTGATACCCAGCGGCCTTCATCTTGAGGCCGGTCTCGAACATCTCGAGGACTGCGGCCTTTACTTTTTCGGCCCTAACCGGATCGCCGTCAGCGAGGTCAAGGGCGCGTGAGGTGAAACTCATGCTTATGCTCCGATCTTGGAAGTGAGGGCGTCCACTCTGGACTGCCACTCTTCGACAACCGAGTCATACTTCGCTCGGTCCTCAGGAGAGGAAAGGTCGTTCTGCGCTGACTTGAAGCGGTACAACTCTCGGGTTGCGTGCTCCAATTCTGACTGGACTTCCTGTTGCTCCTGTGATGCTCGCAACGCCCATTCACGGGGTGCGCTCATCTTCTTCACCGTGTCCACGACAGTCGCAAGCTCGGTGAGCTTCTTCGCGATGTCCTCTGTGTCACTGGCGATCTTGTCAATACCGAGGGCCTTACCGAGTTCGGCTACTGGCGCAGCCTTCTGCTCGTCGGTGGCATCCTCGGCCTGTGCGGCCTTGATGGTGTCGGCGCTTACGAACATGGTCAAATCATCTCCTTGTGCGAAGGGCGAGGTTGTCTCGCCTCCAAATGCTTCGTGCATCTGCCATGAAAGGAATCCGTTGAGAACATCAAGCAAAACTTGGAGGTCCCAACGCTCATCTTCACCATCACAGAGTTCTTCGAGTTCTTGCTGGATACAAGCAACGACTCCCTCTTCGACGCTCTTAAGCATCTCGGGGTCATGGGTCCACTGACCCGGTTCGGCAGACTTGTTGACCAGGGACAACGCCACGAGAGCGTCCGCGAACGCGGCCTTCTTGCCAACGCCCCATGAGTCAGGAAGTTCTGCCGTGGCGTCAAGGGCCTTTGCGCGACGGATAATCCACGCTTTTGTGGCAACCTTGTTCTTCGCCCGCCCGAAGGCTGCAACCGCGTTCTTCAGGTCACTGACGTTGCGGATTGGGAAGGAACCGTCGGGCATCGCCTGGTCCTTGTCAGCAAGGTCGGAACGCTCCTTGTCGGTGAAGGACTTCTTGTAGTCGTCGGGTTCGGCGGCCTTCTGCTCGTCGGTCAACTCGTCATCTCGGAATCCGTGAATGTCGCGCACTGTCTTTCCAACCTCTCCGTGTTGATCTGGTCCTGTGTTGAGTCCTGGCAGAATGTCGTTCTTTCCCTCACCGCTTCCGGCGCACTTGTCACATTCGGTCCAGGTGCCGTCAACGAGGGTCTTTCCGACGCCGCCACATTCCGTGCAGGGGGGAAGTCCGTTGGTGGCGACATCGCCAATCTCAGCGGCCTTGGCGACGACCATCTGGTCGATCTTGGCCCCTGGGTTACAAGGAACGTCCACCAGTGAGGTCTCGACTATCTTGCCTCCGATGATGACGCCTCCGGGGGCGGTCGAAAGGGCTTTCTCCGAGCGGTCGTAACGAGTCCCCTTGATACCAATGGAGAATCCCGTGTAAATCTCCTCTTCGAGCTTCTTGATAGCGAGGGGATCAACGATCTTCGCGGTGATGTCAAAACCATCCACGGCAGAACCCGTCATGGACTTGGCTTTTCCAATCGCGACGGCTTGGTGCATATCGCGGATGTTCCCGTGGTCCTTAAACCACGTTTTTGCGGCCTTCTCAAGCCATTCTCCGTCGCAGCGTTCACCGTCAAGGTCAAGTGACGTGTCACTGATCCTTCCAGAGACGAGGTACGAACCGTCGGGTTGTTTCGCCTTCGAGGTGAAAGCAACGAACTTCTGGCCGTCAATAGCAGTCGTCATATGGACTGAATTTACCGACGAATTACAAGTTTGTCGTTTCCGTCAGAGTGGTTTCAGCCCGCAACGTTCGATCTCGGAACCGAAGCCCATCTCGGTAAGCCGGCGCTTCCACGTAGCCGTGTGTAAAACGTCAGGTACGAGTAGATGGCAGATTTCATGCGCGAGGGTGGCCGTCATCTTCCCCGTGGGCGTCAGAACGTCTTTGGGGTCGAGGATGCAGACCCACCCGAACCATTCGTTCTTTCGGTGGTTGTGCGCGTGGCTCCTGGTCTGGTCCCACACACTCCACGAGACCCGTTCGTGGACACATGCGCCAACGTAGATCCCGCGAATCACTCCGTCTGGGTCATAAATTCCCAGTTGCTCGGCGTAGTAGGGGCGGTCTGGGAGGATTTTCACTCAACTTCACCACACCAGGGACACGGCATATCAAGGTCGTCCCGATGTTCGCGACAGGTGGGGCACATTCCCGAGTAGACCCGTACAACCGTACGTGCCTGGATTTGAGAGACAGGATGATGGTCTTTAGACTGCTTTTTGCGCCTAAAGGTCAGTCTCGTGGTCATTAGCCATCGCACCAGACTTGATAGATGGCTGACACCCGACCCTTGTCGGGGTCGATGAAGTGAAGGCGCTGGCTCGGTACACCGCTCGCTGCCATTGAATCTCGGGCGTAGCGGTTGTCCGACTCAAGAGATCCAGTCCAGTAGATAGCCCCGAGGCCGTCACTGAGGTTTTCTTGGGCGTGCTTGTGATAATGCCCGAGGTAGATGTCCTGGAAGTCCCAGTCGTAGGCGCCCGCTCTCCACCTGTTGCCCGCAGCTTGGAACGTCGAAGGGCTGGCGAACCCCGAGCGACCAACCTCGTCACCGTGCATGAGAAGCGCCCGATAGTTGCCAATCTCAACCCTCTGGATATCCTCGGGACAGTCGGCCCACGTAAGTCGGGTCTCGTGCTCAAGCCTTTGACGAGCGAGTTCGTAGGTCATCCGGTCCAGGTTGTCGGACTTGGGGATTGCGTCACGCTTCGATCCAAGACGCCCGTGGTTGCCCCACTCAGCAACGACGGTGACGTGCTCGTACACACCAAGCGAGAACTGGACTACCTCCTCGATGAGTTTGGCGACGGTGACGAATTGCTTAAAAAGTGTCGCGTCGATCTCATGTGGTTGCGTGGGGAAGTTCCACAGCCCTTCGACCATATCCCCGCCGAACATGATCGTGCAGTCCTTCACCGGATGGTCTGTACGCTGAATCTCAGTGATCTTCGCGGCCTTGGTCGCAAAGAGCCACGCGCGTTCTTTCATCACCTCTGAGTTGTAGGACGTGGTGAGTTTGGCCCCCTGCCAGTCGGTCATGTGCCACAGTGCGACTTCAGCCGATTTGGTTCTCTTGTCGGGAACTGGTGGCTTGGCCTTCTCGGTCCTCGCCAGAAGCGAGGCGTCGTAGGCCGCTTGGTACACGGCGTTCACGATTTCTGCGCCCTTGTTCTTCGCGGCGATGAGTTGTGTCTGTAGGGTCGCGTTGGCCTGACGTAGTGCCTGTTCGCGGTCTATGGACCTGAGTTCTTCTAGTTCGTCGGCAGGCATACACACGTCCCTCTGCGGTGCCTGCGGATTGAGTCAGCCGAGATGGCGTAGCCGCGCTTCTTCAGCCACTCTTGAACGGAATCACCCGAGATGTCGTCGGCTTGCATCGCCGCTCTCAGTGTGTCCACATGCTCGGCTTTGACGGTCAGGTTGGCGAAGGCGCAGCCTGGCTTTCGGATTCTACGGAATTCGCTCAGGTCAATCTCCGGTTTTGCTGGCACTTTCTCTCCCTTGTTCGGTTAGGAGGCAGAAGCCTCTATGGCACATTCGCAATTCGGGTGAAGGGGTGGGTAGTCGGTATCGGTGATGTCCTTCGTCCCCTCCTGGTCTAAGCAGGCTTGACAGGGGTCGCCCCCCTCACATACCCAATCCCATGTTGCCATACCAGCGGCTTGTAATTGCGAACCAAAGACCTGAGAATACGCGCGGCTTGTCTCGGTCCTGGCGATCAAATCTGCCTGATTAAGCCGCATCGGCCCTTCGACCGTGGCCTGGATGGCGTCCGCAATAGCAGACGTTGAATCTCCATTCAGGAGTCCGTCTTTGACGGCGGTAATCACCCTGTCCTGAGCGGTTGCGTTTATCCCCGAAATGGTGATGTTCGCTCGCTCGAGCAATCCGCCCAGGTCCACTGATCCAACCGCTTCACCGGTCTGTTTCACGAACTGGTCCTGAGCCTCTTTCCCTACCTCCTGGTACAAACTGACTAGACGGAGTTGTAGCGCCTTTTGGTCAATTCCGGTGGCCTGTGCATAAGTTGTGGCTATCGCGGTCGCGGATCCTTCATCGAGTAGGTGGGTCATGTCCTTGGCGTGATTCACCGCTCCAGCGATGGCCGCCGCAACTCCAGTGAGTTTCAGGGCTGTGGAAATCTTTCCTACGTGGTTTGAGGCGATTGCCCTGAGCTTCTCTTCAGCCTTGTGGGGCTTGTGGGATTTTCCCAGTGGTGCTAATCCCACCTTCAGAGACCGCGCCTCTTCGGGCGTGTGGTACAAGAACTCGAACTCTCTTGTACGGCTCTTCCCCATGAACTTCTTAAACGCCTGGGCTTCGGCCAGTTTCAGTGAAGCCTTGTCCTCTTCGCCTTTTTCACCGACTGGCGCTGTTTGGGTTTTTTCGGGGTCGGTAGGGCTGTTGACGTCGCTCGTTTTTTCGTCACTTGATTCTCCTGTCGGCTGCATGATTATTGGGGCTTTTGGCTCCGGGGGGTTGGCCGCTTGGTCTTGAGCCGTTGCCTGAGCCTCAAGAAGCCCCTTCAGGAACACTGGACCCGTAGCCGTGGCGTAGGCGAGTTCGTCGGCTTCGGGCTCTGGCGAAAGGGGGATGCCGAGTTCACCGCGCCCTTCGTTCGGCGTCAAAAGAGCATTGTCGATGAGGATCTTGAGTGCGTTGGCCTGCTCTAGTTTGTCCTCAGAACCCTCGTCGTTATTCAACGACGCGACCACGTTGCGACTAAGGCCCAGGTGTTGACGACATAACGAGTTGATAATCCCCTCGAGTTGGCGATTCTGTGGCTTGCTCGAAACGGACTCGGACATATCCGCCTCGCCCTCTGAGGCGCCCTTCCCACCCCCCAGACCCGCTCGAGCGATGACGCCTAACTGCGAGGGCATGATGTTAAAGAACGACGCCAGTTGCTTTAGCCAGTGCTCGTCGTAGTCAGCCTTGTAGAGTTCGTCCACGTTCTTCACTTCGAACGGGTCTTCGAAACCTGGGGGCATGATCTTGGTTTGGTAGCGGGCGTTCGTCATCCCCGCTAGTCCCTCATTGATAATCCGTTCTGAGGTAGCGAGGTTCTGAAGGGTGATGTTCTCGTCGGTCGCTCGCCAGTAGAGCTTTGCCGTGGTTCCAGACTTGTACTCGCTCAAAAGCCACCTCTGCCTTTCGGCGTAGAGGTCAGCGATCTGTAGTGCCTTCTCGGTTGGAGACCAACCGTAGGGAGTGTTGGTACGTGGATTGAGGAGGAAGTAACTCAGGACATCGGCGGCCGTCACGTCATACGGTGCTCCGCCGTCCTGGAAGGTTTTTCCCTTGATGGGGTTCCCCACGGCCTCGCCACGGACGTAGCCCCAGAGGTTCTGTTGGAACGCCGGCGCAGGTGGAAGTGGCCTACGGCCATAGTTGTTCAAAAGGATGTTGATCGTGGGGGCGTCGATGATCTCGAAACCAATGCACTCGGCACCGAGGTTGAACGCCGGGGCGACCGCGAGACCGTCATAGACCAACAACTGCCACATGACCTCACCCATGAACTCCGTGTAGGTCCGGTTGTCCTCGGGGAACGGGTTCTCCCAGAACTCCTTCATTCGGTCGATCTCGGGGGAACACAGTTTGCGAGCCGTGGTACTGGCCTCGCTGGACGAAACGTTGTCCTTCGCCATGATCTGCGCGATGAAGTCAGGCGAAACCCCGAAGTCCAAGTCCATCTTGATTACGTCTGCAGTGCGAATTTGAATACACCGTGAGATGGCGTCGATACCCACCGCTGCTGCGCGGAGTGTGTTCCATAGCGCCTGACGTTGGTTGATGTTGAGGTTGTGGGATATGTCGTACTGGAAGCGACGGAACGAAGCCCGTGCATCACCATCCTCGGGACGATCGAGCGGAACGGGGATTAGCGGAACCCCAGGTCCCATCGGTGCGCCGAAGGTAGCACCGTTTCGCATCAACGCCTCGGCCATCGCTGGAAATTGCCCGTAGGGTCCTGTGGGGATGTTCGAATTCGGGAGGATTGACGTAGCGACCGAAGCGCCGGCGGGAAGGTTCCCCATCATCCCCGCGGCCTTCAACGTCTCAATGAGTCGTGCGTCTTTCTTGGCCTGACGATCCTTGAGGTAGCCCATTACATCGGCCTCGCACAAGACTGGCAGATGACCTGGCCCTTGGGGTTGGCCTGTTGGCAGTTCGGGCAAAAGTCCATGAGTTCACTGATGAATCTACTCTTGGTACCGCTGGGATTCAGTTCCGTCAGGGCGTGGACGAGAGCATCAACTCTGTCCGGGGACTTCGATTTAGGGTCGTAGGGCTCCCAACTCGTCATCTGACCCTCGAGCTTGTCGAAGTGGGCGACGTGAAAGACCTTGTGCTGTTCGTACAGTGACGATATTGGCTCGGCTCGGAGCCTTTTCCCGACCATCGCGTGAATCGGCTTCACCGGGATGAACGGGTCAATCTGATGGATGATGTCCGCCCACGCATCGCCGCCCTGGTTGTCCTCGTACACGATCCGGTCCGCTTCGAACTCGTGGTAGGTGTCAATCGCCCTTTGCGCCCATTGACTTGGTTGGGCTTTGACGGTCCTATCGGCCCTGATGAGAAGTTCACCGTCCTTGCACCTAGACGCGACGACAATCCCCGTTTCGTCGGAATTCTCAGTATTGGTGATGGCGGGGTCGATCGCCACGACCGTTCGAACGATCTCGGGCAGCGTACCGCGCCAAATGAGGATGTCGTCGTACTTCCACAGTGCCCCCTCGACCTCCTCAATCAGTTCCCCATAGCGTTCCTGCCTCTCCAATCTGGTCCCGGCGTACTGTTCGGCGATCCCTTCAATGAACGATTCGGGGAGGTTGTCGGCGTTGTCGTCCAGAGCCCCCTTGGTCACTATCACCCTGGGAGAATCGAGCCACTCCTTCAGTTGGGTGTTTCCCATTTTGGGAGTAGTCGCCACAATTGCTCGGGGTTTTGGCCCGACCCGAAGGGTGAAGTGCAGACCTTCCTGCCAGATTCTCTTGCCGTTGCGCCATTTGGCGAACTCATCCATCACCAGACCGGCGAAGTTGTACCCGCGTCCCACGTCTGGATTGTCGGCACCGAGCATGTGGATTATCTGACCTGTTCCAAGAACTATCTGCCACAGGGATTTGTTGTACTGATAGGGAATTTTCAGGCGATTCAATATCCCAATCAACCCGGCGGGCCCTTCGATCAGGATATTTCGACAATCTGAGAACGTCTCGCCAATCACCCCCCATTGGGTCGGGGTCCCCTCCCACTCTGGTAACGCCACCATCATCAGGACGAAGTTCTCAAGAGCAGTCCGGGTCTTTCCGAAACCTCGTCCGGTCATCAGGAGCCAGATAAGCCAATCCCCTTCGGGGAGTT